TCGGCGTACCGTCGCCCGTGATCGTGCCGGTGTACCCTGCCTGAAATACGCCGTTGAGGATCGCTTGAGGTGGGCCCACGCTGACACTGAGTGTCGAAGTATCCAGGTTGTCGCCGCCCGCCAGCACAAGGTCGAAGGCGATACCCGTGGAGATAGCGACCCCGGTAGCGTCGGCCGCTGGATCTTGATTCGCAAACGACACACCGGACGCCGCTGCGGCAGTCGTGAAGTCGTACGGCGTCGGCAGCCACGGGCCGTCAAGGTTTCCGTTGTTGATGTCCGCGGTCACCTCGGTCAAAGTGCCGCCCGGCAGAGGCGCCCCGCTCGGGTCCAGGACGATAACGATCGTGTCCGTCCCATCTCCGGACAGGTTTGCGGAGGGGCCGTCGAAACCAGAGTCAACCACGCCGTTGGAGACCGCAGCGACGGCACCGACTGTCATCTGTAGCGAAGACAGGTCGAAGCTCTCGCCCGCATTCTGCGCGTCGATCGTGACCGAGATCAGCCCGGCCGGGTCAACGTCGGTCGCTCCTGGCGCTGGCGAGTGGCTCGTGAAGACAGGGTCCGTTACGGGCGCGGCGGCCTCTGTGACGAACGAAATCACCTCTGAAAACGGAGCGCCACCGCCTGACTCGTCCGCCTGGATATTCACAGAAATGCTTTCAGAGTTCAGGTAGGGGAGGGACTCATACTCTATTTCAACGATGATCTCTTCAGGTCCGACCCCCTGAGACACCGAACTCGAAGGACCTTCCCAGCCGGGCTCGAACAGACCCGCCGTGATGACGTCAACGAGACCCTCGCCGATCGGGTCCATCTGGACGTTTAGTTCGCCGAGGTCAATGTCTCCCGCGTCTGACTCAAGCGTGAAGGAAACGATCTTGTTGACGCCTACGTTCGTTTCCGTGTCGAAGGGGTCGCTTGCTGTGATGCTGATGGTCACGGCGTCACCTCGGTTAGTCCTTCGAGATCTGCCAAGCGGATCGCAATCGCCTTCATGATCGTCTTACGGGTCGGAGCCCGCGCCTGCTCCTGATCCTTCAGGGTCAGCAGGTCTTCAATGGTCTCCGTGGACGCAATCAGATCCTTCGCTGCGGCGTGCTTCAGAGCACCCAGACCAAGCGGAGGCTCGGTCTGGGGCTCCTGGTCGCCGACCAACAGAAGCCCGTTTTCGATGTCCAAAGTCACCTGGCCACGCTCGCCGCAAGCGCGTTGGCGGGAGTCGACCGCCATTACCTCGGCCCACACGTCGTCGGGAACGACGTTGCGGCCGGGGCCAAGCATGCACAGCCGGAAGTATCCCTGCCGTGCCTTGCCTTTCCAGGTAACCGTGGGCATCGACTTAGAGGCCCGTGAGGTAGTGCATCGCCTTCGGGTGACGCACCTGCACGCCGCTCGACTTCGCACGCATGTTCACGACGATCTCGAAATTCTGCTCCTGTGGGGGCAACATGCTCGGCTCGAGCTGCACGGCCTGACGGACCACCCGGGGACTGGCCGCGAACGCTACTGCTTTCGTGGCGCCACCGACGTCGTCGAGCCGGTACCACGGGAAGATCGTGTTCAGGCTCGGGAAATTCTGCAGGATGTACTGAAGGATCGTGGTGTCCGAAGTCGTACTGCGGGCGGTTGTCGAGATGTGCGAGTAGGCCGCGAGCGGAAGCGCGAGGTCTGTCGCCTGGAAGATGCCCTTGGTGTCGGTGAAGATCTGGGATACCAGGAGCGACACTTCCGCTAGGATGGTGTCAGCGGATGCGGGCGCGTCCCATGCCCCCGAGGATGCTTCGGCGTCGACGCTGGAGTGGTTCAGGAACCCCTCCAACCCATAGGCAGCGTCGCCCAGGGAGATCAGGTCGTCGATGTCCTCGGCCAACGCCTGCTCGGCCGCGAACGCTCGCTCAACGTCCAGGTTTTTCCCGGCCATGTTCGAGGCTTCGATCTCCTCCACCTCGTACCCAAAGGCGTCGTACATCCGCACGACCTTCTGGGTCACCTCGGCGCCAGCGATGTCCGCACGCGGAATCGTGGTGGGGGCAGCCCTGCCGCGGGCAGCCTTCCCGAAATGCTCGATCACCTGGTAGGTCAGCGTGTCTGCGCCAGCCGGGCCCGGATCGGGATCGCTCGGGATGATGGTGCGAGCCAGCAGCTCGGGGTGCTCAACCTTCTCAAGTTGCCCCTGGACGTGTTCGAGCTCACGACCGAAAAACGGATTCAGATCCGCATCCTGCCGCAAGGCCGCAATGTTCGATTTGATCTTCATCGTTCCTTCTCCTTTTCTTGCGTTTGCGGTGGATCAGCCGTTGTTGGCTACGCCTTCGAGTGTGAGTAGAGCGATCTCGCCAGCACCGGCGGTCGTCTCGAATCGGGCCCGAACAAGCTGCGCCGCCTGGCCGCCGTCGTTGTCCGCTCTGAACTGACCCGCGTTGGCGGTCGTGAACTGGAAGAAGGCGTCGTCGCCGGGCGTGACTGCCGCCTCACAGAGGACCCAACACTGACCGATCTTCATGAGGTCTAGCGCCGAGTCGGCCGCGACACCAGCAGGTGTCTCGTCCACGAGGGTGCGAAGCACGACGCCCAGGACGTCGTCCGCCGCGCCCGTGGGCAGCAGCGCGTTCGGGTTTTCCACTTTGCCCGGAGCGGAGCCCCGAACCATGAGGACGCCGAAGGGCACCGTCGCCGCCTCTTCGTTGACCGCATTCTGGATTTCTTTGTGGCCGTTGCCGTACTTCATGCCGGCGAGGCCTTTGACCTGCTCGTTGTCGTATGTGGTCTGTACCGTCATCGCCTGAGTCTCCTTGGCTTTGGTGTGGTCGCGTCAGCCTTCAGCTGGCGAGTTGGGTTCGTCCGTACTTCGACTGATGTGCCTTCCGCTGGCTGTCGCGTGCGTCGGCTCGGGCGTCGGGGGACTTGTCGGCGCCGTCGTCGTTGGTCCGCGTGTCGCCGCGTTGCTTGGCGACCTTCTCTTTCGGGGTCTCTCGCTTCGAGATGACCGCGAACATGCCGCGAACGGCGGCTTCATCGGCGTCGTCGACCTTGATCTCGGGCTCGGCCGCCTTCACGATGGCCCGCAGGATCTCGGTGTCGGTCATCTCGTCGACCTTCGCGGACTCGTCGAGCCAGCGATCGGCCTGCTGGACCAGCGCCAGGCGCTCGCGCACCCGCTTGGATACGGCGGCTGGAGCTTCGGCCGCGTCTGCGCGCGTCTTCTCGGTGGACACTTCAGATTCGAGCGCCTTAACCTTGCCGTCGAGCTCGGACACCTTCGAATCCAGTTCCGCCTTCTCGTCGGCCGCGGCCTTCCCGATGGCGTCGCGCTTGGCCTCGCGAGTTTCCAGAACCTGCTTCAGCTGCTCGGGGCACTCGAAGTCGACCCCGTCGATCTTGATCGTAGGCATCTTTGTGCCCTCCGTGTCGCCGCCGGTGGATTCCGGCGGTGTTTCCGTGTCTGTGATTTGTTCGGCGTCCTGGCTGTCGACGCGGAGACGCACCGCGGGGCCTGCTCTGCCCTTGTCGACGAACGCCACATGGTTGTAGCGGATGTCCCGCTGGATGGCGTCGTAGCGCTCACCGTTGAACGTGCCGGCGGTCTCGTCGCACATGGCGGTGTAGCCCGAAGAGATCTCCCGCAGCCCGCCCTCGATCTTCCGAATCAGGTCGCCGTCCTCGACGGTCAGCGTCGCCGCGACCATGCCGCGGTCCTCGCGCACATCCTCGCCGACGTGTCCGCGCCCCAGGGTCCGGGCGTTGTCAGCCGTAACGAAGTCGCGGGGGTGGCCGTCAGTGACGGGGACGCCGCGCATGGTTGCCAGCGAGACGGCCTTCATCACCTCGTCAGGGGGGCGGAGTTCGCGCCGCTCGGTGCCGTCGGCCAGGCGGTAGCGGAACACGCCTACGCGGGTCAGCGCGGCGTCTGCGCGCAAGAAGCCTGCGTCAGTGCGTTCGGCACCCCGAAGGGTTCCGCGGTCGAATCTGCCCACCCGTGTCATTGGCGCCTATTCGGCCATGCCCTACGTGCAATGTCACCAAGACCGGAAAAGTTCACTCTGAGTTGTTTTCTGTATTGCTCGGATGGGGTAACCGCGCTATGGTGCAGGCACCCAAACCCGAAAGGAGATCAGCGTATGAACGCACCAAAGGAAACTCGACTCAGCGACCTGGACCCCGGCACCGTCGGGACTCTCTGCGCCGAGACGATCTGGCGCAAGACCGTGCACACCATGACGATGTGTTTCGACAGCCAGATCCCGCGCCCAGACAAGTCCGTCGCTGAGCTCGCAGTAGCCATCACAGAGGCGGTGCGATTCGCTCAGACGGGCGCGACCTGCCGCTGGATTCTCCCCGTCGACATCGTGCGCGAACACATCGACGGGGAGCTGCCGACCCTTCTCGCGCGGTGTTGCGTCGCCCGCGCGCGCATCGACAAGGGGGATTCCGTCACCGTCGCCGACGTCGCTCGGCTTTCCTCGATGTCGATCCAGGGGCTCGCGTACCACATCCGCAAGGGCGCCCTGAAGACCACGACGGCCGGACGTATCACCGCAGACGATGCCCGCGCTTGGCTCGTGTCGCGCGACCTGCACGACGGGGGTGCCGCGTGACCGCAGACGATCTCAAAGCCATCGAGGCGAGGCTCGAAGCTGCCGAGCCAGGACCGTGGGCATGGAACAATGCCGGCGGGAAAGGTGGCCCGGCCTGGCTGGTGGGTGTCGCTGTGGACAAGGAGGACCGCCAACTATCCGGATATTTCGAGCGCGAAGACTTCGATGAAGAGACGGGATTTTTCATTGAAACGGTCGCTACTTACACACACCTCGCTGTGACAGGTGATGAAGACGGGGCCGTGTCTCACCATGGTCGTCAAAACGCAGAGTTCATCGCCCACGCGCCCACCGACGTTCGCACTCTGCTCACGAGAGTGCGCGAGTTGGAGCAAGCCGCACAACTCACAGCTCTGGAGACCGCAGCCGGGCGCACAGAAAACGCAAGGCTTGAGCGTGAGGTGCGACGTCTGCGCCAAGCGCTCACGGATGCTGCTTACGCGATGGACAAGGTGGCCCCTGACGCCGCTCGCTTTGGTCCCACCTTCGATCTGGTGGACAGCGGGTTCGAACCATGATCGGCACCTACCACTGCGGCGACTGCGAGTTCGAGACGCCCTTACTGGGCGAGTCCATGGACCACGACTGCACCGACGTCGTAGGCACGTGCGAAGGATGCGAGACCACGATCACGTTGCGCCGCATCGCGGACGGTGACGCGACCTCATCGACGCTGTGCGCCGGGTGTACCGTGGTCCGCAACTGCCGCGGGTGCGGGTGCGATCTGTCGGTCAGGGACGAGGCGAACGGACTCATCATCAACGGACACTGCGTCGACTGTGCATGGGATGCGCGGGACGCGACGGGGGCACTGTGAGCAAGAAAGCGAAACCGTGGGACGCGATGCGGTCTGGAGATCTGGCGGATTACCACGGAAGCACAGTCAGGGTCCGTGAATGCATCAATGACAGCTCTACCGGTGTTCCGTGGTGGAGCTGCGAACGGGTGATGCCTGCCGACGGAAAACTTATGGCGCTCGGAGAGACATCACTCCGCCCAGTCGACGGGAACCACCCGCTGTGCGTGCCCGGGGCGAAGGTGCGGATTGTCGGGGATCGCGGACAGCCTTTTGCCGGGACCCTCGGGGTAATTGCGGGGCCAAGTAAACAAGGCCGAGAGTTGGTCCGCCTGCTTGAGCCTGACGGAACCCGCATAGAATGGTGGCGTGATGACGTCGTGCTGACCGCCCTGGCGCCCGAGCCCAAAGCGACAGGAAAGACCTACGCGGAGCACGTGGCTGCCCAGATCAACGCGGAGGACAACGGGATCGCGGCGACGGTTGAGCCATCCCCCGCGGTGGTCCACGTGCCAGACGTGCCGCCCGAGGGTATCCAGTGCCGGTGCGTAGCGGTCGGTCCGGGCATGGGTGGTGGACTGTTCGAAAGCACGACCCCCGACGGCGAGCCCCCTGCGCTGTCTCCGGGCATCATCCGTACCGGAGGAGACAAGGCCCGCCCGGCGTGCCCATCCTGCGGTGAGACCGACTGCGAGCCCGTGACCCCGTGGTGGCGACGCCACCCGAACCCGGACGTCGACCGGTCGCTGTGTCCTGAGATCGTCGCCGAAGCCCTGGACCCGCGCGAAGCCGCAGACGTCACAGGACCGAGCCGTGGAAAGCTCGGACCAATGCACAGAAACACGGCAGACGAGAATTGCGCAAAAAGCGGCGTCGTCCACCTGACGTATATGGTCATAGCCGAGTGCTGCACCGAGCACGGCCGCACGCCGCACCAGATGGAGCAGTGGCGGCGCGAACTCCTCGCGGAACCTACGGACGCGGACATCCCCGACGCGACCGCAGAGGACCGCGAACGGGCTTGGGCGCGCGAGTGTGACGCGATGGTGCGGGGTGAATCGTGATCAGCGTTCGAGATTTGACCTGGCGCGATCTCGGCAGAAGGTGCAACGCGTGGGGATCTAGCTGTGACGATAGCCCGCCGATCGTCATAGAGATCGGACAGTCCGAAACCTACCACTACACGGCGGCGACAACCCTGTGTAGGTGTCACGCAGAAGAGCTGCTCGACGAGCTTCTCGGGAAGCTGAGACCCGAGCCCGAAGGACTGCACGAGTCGCGTTGACCACGAACCCCGGCTTTCCCGGGGCGGTCTCATCGCGCCACCTCTATCAGGGTTCACGTCTTCAGGTAAGTTGAAAGACTCCACCCTACGTGCTCGGCCGAGCCCCCGTCAACGGTCGGCTCGGCGCCTCTTCCGGTCCGGTGAAGTCGAACACGGGCCGCGCGACACACCGGCAGTTGATGGGCTCCCCGGGGTGGCCGTCGTCTTCGGTCTCGTTCGGGGGCTCCGCCCACTTGAACCGGCGTTGATCCCGCTCCGCGTGAAGGTCCCGCACCCTCTCATCGTTGCTCGTGTCCCACGTGTATTCCGTGACACCGAGGTCTGTCTGCCTCTTCACGTTGAGCTGCGCCTTTAGCTTGCCGGCCTGGTCCCTGGCGATGCGCGCCGCGTTGAATCGGGCCGTGCGGCCGGTGCTGTCGACGACCCCGGTGATGGCGTCCGCGATACCTTCGCGCCCCACCGCTCGGGTACCGCCCGGTGCGAGTTCGAGAATCTTCCGCTGGATCGTCTCGAAGTATCGGGACTCGACCGTACGTATCAGGGCGACGTTGCGCGCGACCCATGCGTCCACAAGGGCGGCCGTCTGCACGTCGTCTGCGTCGACCATGGACACACCCAGCGCAGCCTTCACCTGACGTCGGATGATGCGCTTGCTCTGGCGGTTAGTCTCGCCTGCCGCGGACCTCGGCGCCCGTTCGAAGATGTTGCGGGTCACCAGCTGACCGAAGCGGATCCTGATGTCACCGACGGTGGCACGGAGCGTCAGGTCCAGGCTATCGGACCGGACGCCGGCCGCGGCCAGGAGCGCGGGAACCTCGGCCAGCATCATCTCGATCATGGGCTCGACCACGTCGGCGAGGATGAGACCCAGGTAGGACCGCTCGATCAGGCGCGAGCTCGGACCCGTCGGCACACGGCGGCGCGTCAGCTTGGCCTCGCGTAGCTTCCGGGTGGTTTCAGGAGTCGGCATCGGCGGCCGTCAGTGCGGCGTCCAGGCTCGTGTCGATCACCGTCTCCACGGAGTAGCTCTCGCCCCCGAACCTCGATGTCCGGACCTCGTCCGCGTGCAGTACCCCGTCCTCAAGATACGAGCGGTCGGTCTCCGCCGTCAGCTTGCGAACCTCGGCCTCTTCCTTCTCGTCCAGCTGCCAGAGCGGCACCGTCTCGATCAGCCAGCTATCGGGCTCCTCGCCCCCCGTCGGACCGTCGCTGGCGATGAACAGAAGGTGGGTCAACTCGGTCAGCTGAGGAACCACTAGCCGTTCCTGCTTCGATGCGATCGAGTCGTAGAAGCCACGAATCACCGCGCTGTCGGAGTCGCTCAAACCGCCGACGGAACGGCCGAGGAGCAAGGCGATCGGGATCTCGGTCGATGCGCTTAGGAGTTCGGCCAGCCTGTCGAGTGCTTCGGGAACGCCGGCCATCGGGGTGGGGACGCGGCTGAAGTCCTCCAGATCCGCGTCGACCGGTACCAGCTTCATCACGCTGCGAAGGCGGTCCATCATCTGAATCCGCTTCCGCACAAGCACGTCCTCGCCGTGCTTCAGCATGTTGGCAAGCCCCTTTATCTTCAGGACTGCCTGGGCAAAGTCGGTCAGCGCGTGGGCGATACCGTGGGCGCCCTGGAGATAGTCTTCCAACGGCTGCTCGGACCGCTCGACTGCGGACGCCCCCCACCCGTCGCGCTCCCGCCGCTCACGGTTCGGGATCGGGTCGCCGTCGAAGATCAGGACCCGTGTCTCGTGAATGACCTTGCTCGAGCGGCTGACCGTGTTCAGGGTGTATAGCTCGGGGGTGTCGAACTTCTCCGGATCGTCCGGGTCCTGGTAGTATTTCCACGCCTTCAGGTCGTCTCCGTCCACCACCTTAAGGGATTCGATCTCTTGTAGGCTGTCGACGTTTAGCGGGGTCGACATGTCGGACTCGTCGTCCCTGGCGAACATGATGATACCGGCCCCACCGTGGAGCCGCGACCACGTGATTGCTTCCTGGAACTTGCTGCGCACGCCAAGCCGGCGCCACTCCTGAGTCATCTCAGAGATCGCGTCGGGGTCGTCGGATACGTCCAGCCGCACCCACTTGCGGGTCATCTCGCGCGCCGGGAGCTCCGCGATTCTCGAAGTCAGAGCGTCGGTCACGAACCGCCGGGACAGCGCCGTCCGGTCGATCCGTCCGCGTCGGAACCGGAACCCGGTGCGCTTGTCGGCGTCCGTCCCCAACTCACTGATGACGTTCACCCACCCGTCTGCGATCCTGCGCATCACGCTACGTCCCTCGGTCTCTGCCATCACATAGCCCCCAAAGCTCTGAAGTCCTCGAACGTGTCCGAGCCGCCCAAATCATAGTGGGCCAGCACCGCTGCGTCCACGTGGTCTTTACCAGATCGGTTGAACGATTCCATGTGGCCGAGCAGTCGGGCCACGTGGGCCCCCTTCACGATGACCACCTTGCCGTGTTCCGAATCCCTGGACAGCGGCTCGGCTGCCTTCTCTTTGTTTGTCCAGGGCCGCTCGAACTCGTGCCGGATCCCCTCGTCCTGAAAGACCGTCGCCATGCCGTCCCTGTCGACGACGCCGGCCTGCGCGGGGTCCTGAAAGACGATCTGCTTAGTCCCCATCGGGTCGGCCTGGGCCGTCCGCACGATCATGTCCATCACCCCGGCCGGGCGCAGCTGACAGTCGACCATGTCCTCGATCACGAAGAGCCCGCCGGCGGACGAGGGGAGCCGCGACATTCGCACGCCGGCTGTCCAGCTCGGCATGGGGTTCGACGGGCTTGGCTCCGTGGCCGCCTTGTCCCATCCCCTGGTTCGCCCGATCACGTACTCCGGGACGCTGTCTATGATCTCGTACCACTGACGCTTGAACCACTCGCCGACGTCGTGGCGGACGTTCCAGTTTGCGCCCAGGAGCCGCTCGCGTTCGACGCGGCCCTGCATCATCAGGCGCGCGCGGTAGTTCGGGTCCTTCTCGATCAGCGCAGGGTTGTCGTCGAGCCTGCTCGGGATGAACGTGAAGGACAGCGCCAGGCGGCCAGGGTAGCGTGATTCGATCTCTGCCTTCGTGCTCGCCCAAACGATCTTGTCGTCTTCGTCGCGGGTGAACCATCGCAGCACACCGGACCGCTCGGGGATGGCGAGACCGTCTTCGCCGATCCACCAGTCGACCCACTGCCTGACCCACGAGTCCGCGTCGGGGTTGCACGTCGCACGGATCTTCGGGATCCCGGTGGTCGACCGGGCCCGGGTGAACAGGTACAGGAACTGGTATTCCGTGAAGTGGGTTAGCTCCTCGAAGGCCACCCATGTGAGCTCTGCCCCCTGCCAGTCCTCGACATCGTTTTCGTATTGCAGTCCGTCAAAGTGGACCTCGGCCCCGCTCGGGAAGGTCCAGCAATACGGGCTCTTCTTCGATTCGGCCCTGAGCTTCGGGTGCGAATAGATGCGCCTCGACTGGTCCCACAGGGACCCTGCTTTCTTGAACTGGGCGGCCGTGCGTCGGAAGATCACCCCGCGGTAATGCGGCGCACGGTAGTTGCGGAGGGGGTCTAGAAGTAGCGCCCAGGTCTTACCACCACCGGCAGCACCGCCAAAGATCGCGATATCCGCTTTCGTCGCGAGAAAGTTCCACTGCGGGCCGGGCTGCGGCTCGAACTTGAGGACCGCGCCCATTGGTCAGGGTGCTTTCTCCAGCGCCGCGACGAGCGCTTCGGCTTCGGTGGCGCCGTAGACAGTGAAGGCGCCACCGCGCTCCACACCCATCACCGTCCACTCGACCGCCGCGCCCTGCTTGTTGACCGCGAACACGCTGGGCGACAGCATCGCGTCACCCCATGCCCCGCGCACCAGCGACAGAAGACAGCCCAGTGTCGCGGGGTCGGAGAGGCCTGGAATGTCGAACCGCGAATCCGCGACACGATCGACGTGTCCGTTCGATCCGTGACCGATGATATACAGGCGGTCACCCACGCGCCCGCCTTCCTCGACACGCACAGACTCCCAGGCGCAAAGCATCCCCGGCTCCCACCGCCAACCCTTGCACGCCACCGCTCGCCGCCCGAGCGCGATCCACTCCTCGTTCGTCATACGTCTATCTCCGACCCGTTCGCAGGGATGACGATCTGAAGCTGGACCCCGTCCGCGTCGATGTCGACCTTATGGTTGTGGCTGAACATCTCCAGCGCCTTCCCCAGATTCTCGGACGCCTTCATCGAATCGAGCTGCAAGGCGTCGAGATATTGCACGTACTCGGCTGCGCTCGCGAAGTCTCCGGGCCCGAGCTTACGCGTGACCGGTCGCTCCCCAGTCCTGACGACGTGGGACCACCAGCGCATCAGTTCGATCTGCTCCATCACCTCTTCGTCGGAGACGGCGATCTCAACGACGCTATCGATCGCCGCCACGATCTCGGGATTCTGGAGTAGCTTGTGAGCCTGCTGCCGTGCCGCCTTCGCGCTATAGCCGGCCGCTATCGCCGCAGCTGTGGCGTTGCTCTTACCGTTGGCAAGGTGAGCCCGGACGAAGGCGCGCTGCCGCTCGTTCATTCTCCTGCCGCCTCCGCTTCGTCCTTCGCTTTCGCCTTCTCCCGGGCCTCCTCCTGGGCCGCATCGATCACCAGGGCCGCTTTCACGCCCGGGTCATCCATGAGTTTACGGGCTACCTGCTCGGCGTCGACGGCGCCGTACCCGGCGACCACTGCCGCACCCGCGGCGTCGGTCTTCCCGTTGCCGATGTATGCCCGCAGGAAGTCTTCCTTCTTCACCGCGTCCGCCCTGGCCTCCGCCTGGACCGCCAGCGCTTTGTCGTGCGCCTCCGTCTTCGCCATCCGTGATTCGTCCCTGACGGCCTGCGCCTCGGACTCTTTCGCCAGCGACGCGGTCACCTCGGCGCGCGCCTTGGCTGCGAGCTCGCGTTGATCCCTGGCCTCCTCCGCGTGCTTCTTCGCTGCGTCTGCGGTCGCCCTGTCAGCGTCCGCCTTCGCCTTCCGTTCGAGCGCCGCTTCGACCTCTGTCTGTGCCTTTGTCATCTCGGTCATGCCTCCATAATTTCCACTTCAACTCGTGGGTTTTCTTTGTCGTACAAAGGCGGAGAGTACGACCCCCCGACGTGCTTGTCCGAGCCGCGGGGCCGCCCCTTACCCCCATAGAATAGCGCATCACAGACTCCTTTTTGCGTGTTTTCTGGGTCGTGATGGTTGCCGTCGTAGTAGTAGGCGCGCGTGGTCACTATCAGCTGGTGCTCGCGAGACGAGGTCAACGGTAGTTGCACGCCCGCCATGATCGCGAAGTCCCGCACGCGCCGGCACCACGCATGGTAGCGCTTGGCCCGCAGATTCTCGCGGCCTCGCCCCTGCGAGTAGTAGCCCGACGGGTGGCCGGGAACAGTGAACGCGATCACTCTCATCCCGCCCTTACGTGTTCGGGTACATGCCCTGGGCCAAGCCCATCGTCTTGTGGCGTCCTCCTGCATTTCATCTCAACCAGCGCTTGGCCCACGGTCACCCCGAAAAACTCTGATATGGACATGGCTGCGGCGTACCGGGCTCGACCAAGAGTCTCGGCGCGATAGACTGCCTTCATCCCTCCCCACTCTAGCACCCATGCTCTCACGCCAGATTCTCCCCGCGGTCGAGCGCCGCACGAATATCCGGCCCCTTCCACCCTTCCGGCTTCAACTGCTTCCCGTCCGCGCGCTTGGGCCCGTCGAGCTTGCGCATGTTCGCCGCGTGGACTTCATCGAAGACGGGGCGCAGGTCGATGCCGTACGCCTGGGCGGTGCCGATGGCGACCACGATCAGATCCGCGAGCCCGTCTGCAATACCCTCGATGTCCTTCGGGTGCGGATACTCGACGCCAAACGATGCGAACTTTTCGACCGCCATTTCCGCCCACACCTCCGATAGGCGCTCGCCGGCCATGGCGTCGAAGGTTTCGGCCATTTCCTCAATCAGTAGTCTAACCCGTAGAAGACGAACCTCTGGCGGCGGAAGGTTCGACGTATCCGGCTCGATGTGCGCGCCGATCGCGCGGTTGAACTCCAGGACCATCTGAAACCAGTCGCCAGCGCTCTTCCATATATTGAGAGCCTTGCGCTCCAGCGCGGACTTACGTCCCATGGCCTCGTCTTCCTGTTTCGCCTTCCACGCCGCGACCAGTAGCACCGCCACACAGACCGCGGCCCCGAACGACCTCGCCCAGTGCGGGAGCCCCTCTGTTGCGGGAAGCGCGGCGCAGCTGATTCCGAGCATGAACCCGAAGTAAAGCGCGTTGGATGTCCTGGTTGGTGGTGTCATCGCTCCATCCCGAACAGCGCAAGCACCGCGTCGATGAAGCCGCCGCCTACGTCGTAACTCGCGAAGAGCATGGTGCATGGGACACGAAACGACGAGCACGAACATGGCGAACAGCTTTGCCTTTGCTTTGTCCGGAGTCATCCGTCACCGCCCACTGTCTGAGTTATCTTCACGGAGTCTCCAGGGGCCAGCTTACGCAACCCTTTGAGCGCCGGCCCATCGTTCGCCCCGTGCTCCTGACCGTCTCGCTGGCGCCCTGTGTCGAGCCGTATCCCGACCCACCCCGGCACATCGACATAGCAAAGCATCACAGGACAACCGTCGTCGTCGTCCACATACAGATCGCCGATCTCGTCGGTGTTCACCCTGGAGCTGACATTGCACCGGCTCACGCTTCCGCCTTCTTCAACGCGCCGCTCTTCATGCGCTCCGCGAAGGCCGTCCGCCCGATGGGCATGGGGACGTCGCCCAGCACGTCGAGAGTCAGCCGGCGCTTCCCGCCGTTCACGTGCGCGAGTCGGCATTGCACCCCGCTGACCGTGAACACGTCGCCCACGTTCGTACGGAGCCACGCGGCCGGCGCGCTGGTCGGGTCTTCTCGCTTCGGATTCTCGTTCACGTTATCCCCTGTCGTTGTCATAGCCGCAGTCCGTCCGAGCAAACCCAAAGTGCCATCACAGCGCCGCAGACCACGAGCACAGCGAACCCGACCGCGCCCCATGCGCGGAGCTCGGCGGCCCGGTTCGCGTCTCGGACGGCAGCGCGGAACCCGTACGGCTGGCGCTTACTTCGGAACTGCCACGGGTGCGCGATCATCGGCGTCTCCCAGTCTTGAGGTTAAGGAGTCGGGGCACACCGCACCCAAGCAAGAGCAAAACGTGCCCCGACCCAACAGGCGACCCCATGCCGCCCGCGTTCACAGCGCACCCAACGCGGCGCCTAGACAGGCTGCGATCAGAAGGGTCACGCCGACCAAAGACACGGCCCGCTGCGCCATGCGCGTGCAATGCAGGTCCCTGCAGAGATGGGCGATCGTCTCGTGGCACTCCGCGAGCTCTTCCTCGATCTCCTGCAGGCGGATTTCTAGATCGTCAGGGTTCACAGCGCACCCCCTCGGTCCCGCATTCCCGCGCCACACTCGGGCGGATCTGGCAGCGGTCGCCAGTGTGACACCATCACCTTGTCGTCTTCGCTGGCGCAGAAAAATCCGCCGTCCGCGCCGCGCGCCACCACGTCGATCCAACCGTCGCGGTGCCCCAGCACGGCGGTTCCTATCGGCGGGAGACTGCGCCGCACGTCGAGCCACGCGCCGAGCTGCGCGCGCATCGCGTCGTATTCGTCACGGCCCGCAACACACGCCGCGCGCATCGCGTCGCCGCGATGGTCGTCGTCGTGCTCGCATGCCATGCGCACAAGCATCGCCAGAGCGCGCATAACCGCGCCCTTTTGCATCTCCGCGGCAATGCCTTCGGTGATCTCGATTGCGGAGACCAGACCCTCGTATTCGTCGGTCCCGTGCGCCCTGTCCGCCGCGTCGCGCAAAGCGGAAAGAATCCTGCTCACAGCGCACCTCCGCAAGCCACGCCCCACAGCCACCCGCACGCGAACGACCCGAAGAGCCCGAGGACCAGCAGCCCGATCGCGAACTCGGCGCGGCGGAGCTGGCGACGGAGCCGCGCGAGGTACTCGGTGTTCGCGTGCATGCTGCCGACGGCGGGGCCTAGCTCAGTCACGCCTGGTCCTTCACGGGCCCACTACCCTTGCGTCTACCGATGAAGTCGGCGACGACATGGAGCACGTCACTGATCCCGAGCGACTGGCTTAGCCGCGAATCCTCGGCCGCCGTCTCTCGTAGCCACTTAACAATCTCGTCGCGCTCCTCGCGGGCACCTTTGTTTATCAAGGCCGCCTCGCCTGGCGAGTATCCCAGAAGAAGCCACTCGCCGATCTCACTGCCGATCGGAACATCAGCGAGGCATGTCACCACCAGCGGCACGGCGTCGTCGTGTGCACTCCTGCTATCCACGGCGCTCCTCCCGTCCACGCTTCGCCGCCGGCTTCAAACTCCGCCAGACCCGGCGAAGCACCCCGGGGAAGCGTTCCCGCTCGCACGCCAGAAGGTGGTCTGCCACGGCAGCGGCGGACCCTGCGCGGACGTCGTCAAAGTTCCGGTTGGTCAGCTTCGCCGCGGTCATCAGCATCGCGGTGTCGCCGGTGTCCAGGGCCGCGCGGCAGTACTTCCGCCAGATCTCTCGGTCAGTCATCGGTCAACCGCCCAACCGCTGGCGCGTCATCTGCGTCCGCATGTTGTCCATCACCTGACTGTCCGGTGCATCGGCAAGTGTCTCCACCCCCGGCTTGCCGACGGTCGCCTTGCCACCCACCAGAGTAACCGTAGCGACGCACTCTCGCCCTTCGTTGTCGCCGCCCATGTGGATCCTTACAGCGAGAGACGGGGCCTTTTTCGCGATACCCTCCAGGCACTCCAGGACGCACTCCTCATCGTACCCGCGTTCCGCAAGGTTGCCCTGCGCGCTTATCCGCTCCCCAGACCAGTCAGGCAAGCCGGCGAGTCCACCGGTGTTGCTCAGTGCGTGCATGTCCGTGTAGTCGCGGTCGACCGTCAGACTGGCGCGCAGAGCTGGCACGTCTGAGAGGTCGCAGGTGCCTTCTATGTTGACGAATCTCCAATTGCCCATGTGGTCTCCTTTCGTTTGGGTTGTTTACCAGGTGCCTTTCCTGTCCCCACATGTCAACCACGGAAACGCGACAAAGCGACACTACCGCGACGCGCCTTCGACTTCAGTCTTGATATCACTGGCGTTTCCTGCGTCGTCAATTATCCCATCGGCGGTCGCTTTCTTGCCGAGTCGCCGCCAAAGTCTGTCGCCATATCGGCGACGGAAGACCGCGGGATCCAGGACATTGGTGGTGACGATGGTTCGGAGCCCCTTGCGGTGGAAGCGGTGGTCCATCACCTCATCGAGGCGCCCGAGCCAACCAGCGTGTGCACTGCCCTGCTCGGTGCCCAGGTCGTCGATGACGAGGACTCGGACGGTCCGCATGGTCTCGAAGACGGCGGCAGTGCTCGGGTCTTTCCAGTCGAGGGACCGGACGCGGCTCGTGTGGAAGATTCTGGCCCGGGGGGTCGCGAGCTCTTTCGAGACGTCTTCGAAGCACTGCGTCAGGATGGCAAGGCATGCGGCGAAGGTCTTGCCTGAGTCGGCCGGACCCATCAGGAGCAAGCCCCCCTTCGGGGTCGCTTCGACTGCGTGCCGGGTCCACCTCTGGTCGAAGTTCCCGGCGCCTGCCAGCTTGTCGATCTCGCTCGGATGAACCCCGGACATCCGTAGAAGCTCGCGGAGCTGGTCGTCGCGGCTTCGTCGCGGGGTGGCCGGGGTCGGGTTGCGTGCTTGTTCCTCCTCCCACTTGAGCCGAGCACGGACCACGAGCTGCATGATGGGCGAGTCCTGGTGTTTCTCCGCCGTCTCGTAGAATTGCCGGTCGTGGTCTTCGCGTTCCGCCCTGGTAAGCGAGTAGTGGGGTCTGGTCGGCGTCCGCCTGTCGGCCTTCTGAAACGCGCCCGCGTACCCGCAGACGTCGCACGTCCAGATGCCAGGGTACTCGACGGTCCCCATCACGAACCCGGCTTCGCAGTCCGGGCACTCGAAAGACATTCTGCCTGTCGTCAAAATCCCACCTCCTCGTCTTCGGGTTTGGCTTCGGGGTTGAGCCATACAGGCTCGCCGTCATCGGTGAACGTCAGATCTCCGCGGTCGATGGCGTCGATGTCCAGGCCGCGAAGCAACGCTCTGCCTTTTTGGGCCAGCTTGTCCTGCGACAGCGGTGTCGGCTCGTAGACCGTGGTGTCGAGTCCGCAGTCCCGACCGTAGAAGGCTGCGAGCTCCGCGTCTTTCTTCGACGGCAAGGCGTCTCTCGCTCGATTCTGAGCGATCTCGGACCTCAACCCGTGCAACGCCCCTACCAGGTAAGATATCGGGCTCCCTGTGGCGCCCTGCTGCGTCTTCCCTATGGCCTCTTCGAGAATCTCCCCGACGAAGCAGTGGGGCTCTGCGACGGTGAACTTGCTGTGAAACTTCTGGGCGACGAGGGGAGGCCAGCAGAGCGGTGCGCCTTCGAGGCGGTTCAGGGCGATGACCGCGATCCGCTGCTCGCCGTAGAGCTCTTCGGCCGAGACATGGCCCTGGTGGTCTTCGGGTTTGACCTGGTCCCATTCTGGGCCTGTCGGTCTGGCCTCGCGCGCGCTGTGCTTTACAGGTTCTTTTTCCTCTACCTCTACCTCTACCTCTACCTTAGTCGCGTTACAGGACCGTACATGGTTCGGGGGTGTAACAGTTACATTGCCGTTACCGCCTGCATCGGTCTGTTTTGTATCGCGTTTTTTGGCCCGTGACTTCGCGACCCGTTGTCGAGTGTCTTCGCGAGCCTTCACCGCCCTGCCGCCGTGCTCTTGCCATGACGGGACGGTCAAGACGCCGCCATCGAAGGCTACCCACCCAGCCGAAACCAGGGCTGCGAGCAGGCACCCAGGGTCTCCATCCCACCCGCAGATCTCTGCTACCTCTTCGGCGTCCATATCCTCAGCTGCGCCCGTCGGTTCATTGACGCCGAACCAAAACAGCAGATCGAGCACGTAGTGATGTGCGCGGCGGCCGTCACCGAGCAACCTGGCGAGCTTTCGGGTTTTCTTGTTGGAGCTAATCCGGGGGTCGACCGGAACGAACTTGAGTGCTGCCTCGTTTGACACCATGAAGCCTTTGCGGCTATGGTCGGAGCCGCTTTTGAGGTTGCCTGGAATCCTCCTCATAGCACCACGGGAACGAGCGATCAACGGGGGTTCAAGTGAGCGGCTTGAGCCCCCGTTTTCGTTTCAGGTGCCCGGAAAGCGCGTGCAACTCCCACGGCACCCGCTGCACCTCAAAATCCACATCGGGTCGTACCATGTCGGCATCGGCTCACCTTCAAGCGACCATGTATGTCTGAGTCGCTTCCGGCACTTGAAGCACCACCGGGTCGGGCGGTCATCGGGGTCGGTCCGGAAGACCTGCCACGCTCGCGGGCGGTTGATGTGGACGACAACCTCGCTCACAGCTGCCCCCCTCGCTTCAGGATCCCGACGATCTCCGCGTGCCGCAGCTCCGCTTCCTCTCGGGTGGCGTAGCGTTCCTGATCCTGGTCGTGCTCGCCCCCAAAGATCATCGTCTCGAAGAGGAGCGGCGGCCCGCATCTCCCGTGGCTGTGATCGACCATCAGGAACACGGTCGAGACCCTTATCCCGTCGAACTCGTCCAGTGCCACGCGCCGCGGGTCCACCCCGTTTTCGGGGGCGTTGTAGTTGTCGCGCACCCACTGCGTGAACTCGGTTAGCCCCACTTCTTTTGGTTGTCCGTCTTCAAGTATCCACATCAGGCATCTCCGCATGTGTGTGTGATTCGAACAATCCTCATCCCACGACGCATCGCAGCCCCGATCTCCCGACGCATCCCCGGGCTCGGCTCGCCATAGACACGGATCTCATCGCACCGCCACAACAGATCCTCGCAGACGTCGAGCGCGTGGGCGCGGTCGGTGGCTTCATCGTAGATTTGAGGGAGATAGATTTGCGGCGCCATGGGCACCCGTTTCCGGTCGGCCGCGATGTTGATGGCGATATCCCGGACGCATCGCTCGTGCTTTTCGATGTCGCCAGCGTAGGGATGGCAGATGAACACGAGACGCATCATCCGAACAGACTCATCTGCTTGCCGGCCGCGGAGATGTTGGCCACGGCCTGGCGATAGTACGACGCCTTGAGCTCGACTCCGACGAAACGCCGGTCCATCTCGCGGGCAACAAACCCCTCGCTGCCGATACCCATGAACGGCGACAGCACCCGGTCTCTTGGATTCGTCCACAGCGTCACCGCGCGTTCGATGACATCGAGTTGGAGCGGGCAGATGTGCCGCTCGTCCTTCGCCTCTCGCGCCGAGTGTTTCTGAAGCGTGCGGCTCGGGTCAATGTCCATCCAGACAGGCGAAGCGTAGTGTTGCCACGACTGCACCGGGAATGTCTCGTTGGTGTGCGTCACCCGCTCGGGATTGTCGCCCGGCTTGCGCATGGTCACGAGGTAGTCAGCGATGCCCTGGCGACTCATGCACGAGTCTTTCTTGAGTTGCTTGTGAAGGAGTCCGAGCGCCTTGGTGCGCTGCATGGCTGTTACCGGATCTTTCCATATGCAGACCTCGGAGTGATAGATCCATCCGGCGTCGCGAAACATCCGAATCAGATCACCTCGGAAGTCAGTCAGCCCGATGACCCCGTCCCTCGCCTTCGACGTCGGAAGGTTCATGCAGTGGAACGACAGCAACCGGCCGGGGATTGTGACCCTGAACAGCTCGTCCACCAGGAACGCTAGGTGGCGCGCGAACTCGTCGTGGTTTTTGCAATTCCCCATGTCGCGGTCGCTGTTCGAGTAGGTGTAGAGCGACGCGAACGGCGGCGAGAATATCGAGTAGTGGATGCTGGACTCCGGTAGTCCCCCCACCACCTCGACGCAGTCCCCATGATACAGGGCGAAGTCGTCCGTCATTGTCTGCGCTAGCGCGTTCACATTGCCTCCGTGGTGAGCCACGAGGGGACATTCACTGCCCCTGTAGCGTTGTATCTGGTTTCGGATCTCTGAGTTGACTTCAGGTGCTCTGACGATAGGCTGCCCATGTGACTGGCCATCTCGCGAGCGAGCGTCTCGGCGTCCCGCTGCTTCCGCTCAAGACTGGTCACAACGGCCATCTCGGCGTCGGACACCACGATGTGGCAGTGGACGTCAGACTTCTGCCCGAACCGGTACGATCTGCGGATCGCCTGGTACCATGACTCAAAGCTATGCGTGATGCCGAGAAACGCGACGTTCGCGCAGTGCTGCCAGTTCATGCCAAACCCTGCGATGCTCGGCTTTGTCACCAGCACCCGCGTCTCGCCGCGACTGAACCCGAGCATGCGCGACTCTTTCGAGTCCGTCGTGTGACGCCCCGCGACCTCTACGGCGCCATCGATGGCAGCAACCGCTGACTCGGACTCCTTGTTCAGGTCGCACCACACCAACCACGGCACGTCGCTATCGTTGACCATCTCCGCGACAACCCTGACCCGCTCGGATATTGACGCCTTACGGGCTCGCCTCTGGTCGATGAGTGTCTGCCCCGGGAGCGCGAACAGCATGCCGGTCTCGCGTGCCATCGAGTCTGTCACGCTCACGACGTGCTGGTGCATCATAAGCGGAGGTAGCCGATACCCCTCGTCGCTGTATCCGAGGTCCCCGGGCGTTCGCAGGCACACTGCCCACGAGCAGACCCACTTCCAAAACTCCGACTCAGCATGGCCTTTGAGTCGCCACTTTTGAGTCTCGCCGCCATCGTGGACGAAAAACATCGCGAGCATCTCCGCGCGCGTCATCGCCCCGAGAAACTCGGCGTGGTTCCCGAGCTCCATGAAGTCGTTGGGCGACGGCGTCGCGGTGCAGCACAGCTTGAACGGCGTTACCTCGAACGCCTCGATGAGTGCGTTGCGGGTCTTTGCCGTGTAGTTTTTCAGGATGCTGGATTCGTCCAGGACCACTCCCGCGAATACTGACGGGTCCAGCTTGTGCAACTTCTCGTAGTTGCAGACGTTGATGCCTGGCCCGACGTCGGATGCCTCGGTGATGATTCGAATGGGGCACGATGACCCCATCTTGCCGTGCTCGGCAACAAACTGGGCGGCGACAGCCAAGGGCGTCAGAATCAGCACCGGGCCTCGATCGGCGACCACCCTCGCCCATTCGAGAGCCATCCAGCTCTTGCCAAGCCCGCAGTCAGCCCAGATCGCAGACTTACCGATCTTCAGCGACCACTTCACGATATCGCGCTGAAACTCGAACAGCGAACCACTGATCGTTCCCGGCGAGTCGATACCGCTGGGCGCGACCGTCGCCCGCTTGGCGTGCAGGAAGTCCTGATAGCTATGCATCGGAGACCTCGGCACGAGCGTCCTCAGACAGCCACGCGTCGGGCCCGATCTCGCCGTCGGTCACCTGGTAGATCCGGTCGAAGTGCGTAGCGGTCGGCAGCGAGCCGGCGCACCACTTCGAGACGGTGGCTTCGCTCACCTCGCATCGCGCCGCGAAGTCCTTCTGTTTGATATCCTTGGCAGCCAGGTAGACCCGGAGCCGCTTCCCACGTTCGCGTTTTGTCGTCATGGATTGTTAACTCTCACGCGGGATTGCGATTCGTCAAGAAGTTTCTTGACACAGACGAAACAATAGGCGAGAAGAGACCACCGCCCCCGTGGGAAACCGTGGTGGTTTGTCGGGGGCGGCAGTGACCCAAACGAAAGGAGGGACCAGAATTGATCCCGAACCCGAAGACTGGCAGACCCATCCCCCTATTGCAAGCCCGCGGATTCTCGCAGGGCGCCATGTTCGCGAAGGCGCTCCAGATGTCCGAGGCGGCCGACCGCCGCGAATCCTGCGGCGACATGACCCACGCGCGCCGCTGGCGCACCCTCGCGCAGCAGTGGCTCGACGCCTACAACCAGGAGGCCAGACGATGAGCGAACTTGCCCGAAGACCCGCGAGCGCCGAGCTCGCCGCCGTGTACCAGCCAACCACGTTCGAGCAGGGGTGGAAGATCGCACAGTTCATAGCGCGGTCGAACCTATGCCCGTCCGCCCTGGCGAATAAGCCTGAGTCCGTGTGGATGATCATGAGCAAGGGCGCCGAGTTGGGCGTGTCCGCAATGATCGCGCTGGCTGAAATCCACATCATCAAGGGGCGCGCCGTCCTGTCGTCCCGTCTGATGACGTCCTTCGTCACCCGGGCCCCTGAGTGCGAGTACTTCCGTATGGTCCACTCGGACGACGTGCGCGCCACGTTCGAGACGAAGCACCGAGACCACCCGACACCGACCCCCTACACGTGGACAATTGACATGGCGAAGGCCGCGGGGCTGTGCGGAAAGGACAACTGGCGCAACTTCCCGGCCGCCATGCTCAGGGCGAGGTGCACCGCCGATCTGGCGCGCATCTGCTACCCGGACCGGTCGATCGGGCTGTACCTGCGCGACGAGCTCGGGACCGTCATCGAAGGCGAGTGGAGCGACGGCGCCCCGGCCATGACCCCGTTGCCGGAAGACGAGCCGGCTGCTGCGACGGCGGAGCCTGAGCCCAAGCCGCAAGGCGTCGTCATCATCGACAAGACGACGACGAGCGAGACCGTGGACCCGGAGACCGGCGAGGTCACCGATGCCCCGGCGAGCGACGACGACGAAAGCAAACCCGAGACGTGGCTGCGGTGGATCGAGGAGTGCGAGACGCGCGCCCAGCTCGACGACATGCGCCCGCGGATCAAGCCGCTCCCGCAGGAGCTACGCGACGCCATCCGACCAGCGTTCCAGGCGCGGCAGGGGGAGGTGACGTGAGACCTGAATTCTGCGAGCACTGCGATTCGTTCGTGCTGCAACACGGTGGGACCGTGGTCGACAGCTTTCCCTCCAGCGACGGACAGTTCGCCTTCTCTGTTGAGCTTGACGGGTTCGTCCGGCTGTCCGCGAAAGAGGCCTCGGTGTATGCGGGGCCGCGCTTCCGGCGGCACGCCTGCGTGGTGCGGCGCGAGAAGCTGGTTTCCAGCAGCTGGCACGTCGAGCCGGCCACGGTAGAGATGCTGCGGCGCCTCAGCAAGCGGACCCGCATCACACAGTCCTTCTACGTCCGGGCAGCCATCAATATCATCTTGCGGATCAATGGGCTGTCCGTGCAGGATCTCGAAACGAAAGGAGAGGACTCATGATCTCAGCATCACAACTGGACCGTATCGCGCGCTGTCGCGAGTCGGACAATCTGCCGCAGCACCGATCCGAGGACACACGCGACAGTGCAAGGGGAACGTCCCTGCACTGGTTCGCAGAGAATGCACGGAAGCTCGGACGCGAAGCTGCGCTCGAGGAGCTCCCCGACGAACACCGCGCCGCGGCCGAGGGACTGTCGGAGTTCGCGCTGCGCGGCGACGTGTCGCGAGAGATCGCCTTCGCATGGAGCCCAGCCACCCGGAAGGCGCATCGTATCGGCCAGGGCATCGGGCGCCGGTACGAAGAAGCGGGTGCGCTCCCCACAGACGTCGTCGGGACGTTCGACATGGTCGGGGTTGAGGACGGCGCCACGGCGTACGTCGCCGACCTAAAGACGGGATGGGGGTGGATCCCTCCCGCCGAGTTCAACTGGCAGATCCGGTTCGGGGCGATGTGCGTAGCTCGAGCGCACGGACTGGACGCGGCGAAGGTGCAGATCGTGCGGGACACCTCCGACGGGCGGCCGTTCATTCAAACCCACGTCATGGACGGCTTCGCCCTCGACGACTTCGAGGAAGAGTTGTACCAGCTGGTCACGGACCAGGAGCACCACGAGACGCGAGCGGGCCCGTGGTGCAAGTACTGCAACGCCTGGGGCGCATGTCCCGGCAAGGGGCGGATAGCCTCGCTGCTGGCCAAGCCACCGGCCGACGAGCCCAAGGCGCTGACCCCCGACAACTTCCCCGACGTGTGGCGCAAGGCGAAGCAGGCGGAGGAGGTATTGACCCAGGTCAAGGGAGTCCTCCGCGAGTACGTGCGCACCTTCGGCGCCGTCCCGATCGGAGACGGCAAGGTGGTGGCGGAGGTCGTCGTACCCAAGGAAGCAGTCGTTCCCGATCTAGCCGTCGAGATCGTTCGCGACGTGTACGGCCCTGAGTTCGCCGACGCCGCGACCGAGACGAAGGTCTCGATCTCGAAGTCCTCGATCACCAAAGCGCTGCGCGAGGCGAAGAAGACCGAGGCGATCACCGGGACGCTGAAGTCCCACCAGGATCAGGTCTTCGGTGCGATGCGAGCTGGCGGCGGGCTGAAAGACTCGGGGTACAAGAAGGTGGACGAGGTGGACGCGTCGAAGGTGGCGGACAGTGCGGATTGAGGTCCCAGCAATGTCCGCGCTGTCTCTACAGCAGCAACACGTGGTCGAGCGAATCCATGGGGTAGGGATGGACGCCTTGTCTGTTCGGGACATCGCAACGGGCATGGGGGTCACGCCGTCGCGGGTATACCAGATCCATCGAAAGGCGATACGTGTCTTGCTGTACCCGAGAAACGCCAGGGACCCGTATCACTTCGTGGTGCGCGCTAGTGGACCCACACGGCGATCGCTTCCGGGCTCCGATTGACCAGCTCCATAAACTCGTGCATCCGCATGCCCGGGCCTGGGCACACCTTGTTCGAGTCCTTTGACGCCTTCGGAAACTCGTCGTGCCCACCACAGCGCGCTTGGTAGGACGAGCACAACGCCTGCGATAGCTCGACGGTGGACCGGAAAGCCTCCGGCGTCGCCTGCTCCGTCCTGAAGTCCCCGACCACGGCGACCCCGATCGCGCGGTTGTTCCACCGGTAGGCGTGCGGGGTCTGGAACCTGACGGGAACGCCCTGCTCAACGCGCCCGTCTGGCCAGACGACGAAGTGGTAGGGCATGCGGCCGAACGCCTGCGCGAGTTCCGGATGATGCGCGAACGCTCGGGCGATGTCCGCGGCCGTGTGTAGGTCTTCCCACTTCGGTATCTTCGGCCCGAAGCGGTGGATAATCACCGTATCGATCTCGGTCCCGCGCGTCCGGGGGAGTCGGCCGTACTTCATGCAAGCGACGGTCATGTCAACGATCTCGATCATCAGCTCCCCCCGTCGATCACGACGACCCCCTGGCCGCCGAGCTGCGCCCCGACCACGAACCCGAGCGCCAGCGCGCCGGCCGCGGACAAGGCGACCCACGCCCAGACAGGGATAAGCGGCTCCGCGCTCGCATCATCGTACGCCTCCGCGTAGGTGTCCCGCTGCGCCTGGACGGACGCAACGACGTCGATCCAAGACGCCTCGCGCCGCGCCAGGTGCGCGTACATGTATTCGGCAACCGAGGTCGCATCGACGGCCCACGCCCAGAAGTGCTCCGCGAGCTTCGGCGGGTCGACCGCGCACGGGTGCTCCCGCGGCTCGTCACACCAGCGAGGGAAGAAGACGGACGGATCGATCGTCCGGTATAGCCGCGGGTCTGGCGGCCCCGGGAAGGCGACCGTGGGCGGGATGGTGAGGGATCGGGAAGCACAGCTAGCCCCGATCGCGATCGCGAACACGACGCAGAAAATCCGCACCTGATTCCCCTCCCGCCAGCTTCTCCGGCTCGTTGCTCGTGAGCCCGTCGGCGTGCGCCTTGTCTTCGGCGTCCGCGGTCCTGCGACGTTCCCTGCGCGCCAGGCTTTCGGCGTCGTCGGCCAGCCGGACCGACCCAGGAGGGCGCAGCTTCACGCGGCCAAGCGTGAGGATCGCAACGACTACGGCCCCGGCGAACAGGATGGCCATGCCGATCTTCCGCCATACGCTCACTTGACCTGGGCCGCGAGCGACTGCGCAAGGCGCTGGTTCCGCTCTCTCTGGATCCGGAGGTGGGCGCGCGGGGCGATGTCCCCCCGCCGGATCTTCTGCTCGTTGAGAGCATTCTGCGCCTGCCACTTCGTGATCACCCCGAGCCCCACGAGCGCGGTGCAAAGCCGCTCCCCAGTCTGCCCCTGCGCCCCGAGTGCGTGGGCCAGCTGGTCGGCGGAGATGTACCCGAGATCAACGAGGACCCGGCCGACGCTCGTCACGTCTGACGCTGGATCCTTGCGGCGTTTGAATAGGCGGCGAAACATCAGGACTGACCCCCTTCCGAGCGGGGCAACATGTCGACCTTGTGCGCCAGCTCCGTAATCGCTTGACTCTGAGAGTCTAGCTTTTGGTTGGTTTCCTTCGATGCCTCGGCGGCCCCCGCCATTTTCGCCAGGTGCTCACCCTGCTTCTCCGCGTGTGAGACCAGGTCGACGGTCAGCTTGCGACTGTAGGACTTCTCTTTGACGTAGAATATCGTCATCACGGCGGCGAATGCGTAGCCCCCGAACGTCTGAAAGACCTCTGCAAGTGCCGCGAGCTCGCTCATGGGCTCAGCCTATCACCATGACCCGGGGTAGGACGGAACCGTGTAGCCGAGCTTGGCGCGGAGTCCTGCGATACATGCGTCCGCCGCAGCCTTCGCCGCCGTGACCTCTGACGTGTCCAGGACGGTCGCGACCTTGGTTGCCTCGCATCGGTACACGCACGCCCATGCGTCGTACTCTTGCTTGTGAATCATCGAAGAGTCGCCCGGGTCGTTGTATGTGGGGGCAGGGTATGTGAGCTTGGCCCGCAAGCCGTCGATCGCCCCATCCGCCACAAGCGAGGCGTTGTCGGTGTCTATCGATCCCGCAATCCCTGCCAGCTTAGAGATCTCGGCAAGAAAGGAGCTCTTCCAGTGCTGGATCTCTACGAGCTTGATTCTCTCTTCGTTCACTTTGATGCCTCCATGTTAGACGGTGTAAAGAGGGATGGCGAAGTCGCCGACGCCCGGGATGGTGACATCAATGCGGCCATCAGCACCCCCTCCTGATCCCGGTATCCCCGCGTTCCCGTCCACGTCAAAAAAGCCTATGTCGTCAGTCAAACCCGACCATCGCATGATCGGTGCAGTCGCATCCGCGGATCCCCCCTTCACGAGCTCGATCGCTGTCGCCAGCGCATTGGACGAGTTGAATTCGGCGCGGACAGCAGCCATAGGCGTCGTGCCATCGACAAACCCGTAGACACCACCGCCATTCAGCCCTGTCTTGTTGCGGCCCTGGATGCCGTAGAATCCCGCGCCGCCCGCCGCACCCTCGATCCCGTGGTAGGTACCGTTCGTGTTGTCGCCGAAGACTGCCGCGTTCGCGTTCGTGGATGTCCCCTGAACCCCGGGCGCGCTGCTGGCGGTACCCCAGACGCCGGGGCCGGATGTTCCTTCACCGCGAACCCCGGGCCCGGTGCCGGTCGAGAGGCCACGCACGCCGATGCCCCCTCCGCCGCCACTGGTTCCGAAAACGCCGGTCCCGTCCGTGTCGCCGCCGCTACCGCGCACACCGACGGCCGTACCTGTGCCGCCGTACCCTTCGACGCCCTCGCCGCCGGTCGGCCCGGCCTCACCGTAGACGCCCTTGCCTGATGTTGTGGCGATGCCCTGGACTGCGATCGTGTCGCTGCTCCCCTCGACGCCCGCGCCGCTTGCCGAAGACCCGAAGACGCCCGGGCCGGACCCCTGGTTCAATCCATCGACGGCCGCAAGGGTCGCGCTCTGGTTGATCCCGATGACCCCGCGAGCGTCGCCCGTCCCGCCAGCGTTGCCCGCCGTGAACCGTCCGCCCTCGCCGCCGGTGCCCGTTCCGATACCGCGAACGCCGACACCCCCGGCCGCGCCGCCGATACCGCGAACACCTGCGCCCAGGTTCGAACCGGCCGTCCCGACGACGCCATCGCCACCACCGGCGCCCCCTGTACCCGCGAGCCCATCTCCGGTCCCGTCACCCTGGCCCGTGCCCCCGTCGCCGTCAGTGTCAACGGCCGTAGCGTCGAGCCCCTGCGACGTGTAGCGGTCCGCGCTGGCACCGTCCCCGAAGGTGTCTTCGAGCCACTGTGTCCACTGGTACACGCGGTTGTGCAGCCAGTTGAAGTACTCCGCTGGGGGCTTCTCGCCCGCAACCCACCCGTCATCCTTCTTTCCGCCGGGGGGCTCGACCACGTCGGCCCCGCCACCGTCGGCCCAACGCGGCTGCTGTACTGGTTGATCAGACATCGTTTACCCCTCTGTTGCCGATGCGAAGTTTCCGCCCGTCGCCGGGACGCCGTCCTCGCCGAACCCGCTGCCGTCGGTGCCGCCCGCGAACTCGAATGGATTGTCTACGCGTGTCCGCAGGATACACCGAACGCCGGCAAGTGCGGCACGGCAGACGTTGCGCGCGACCTCTTCCTTGTTTTGCGTGAAGATGTCATCAACGATGACCTCGAAGCTGGCCGGGTGCTGCTCGACGTAAGTCCATTCGGTGCCAGGAGGCAGCAGTGCGGCGACGACTCCGAAGATGTCGAGCCGGCTCCCCTCGGACAGGTTGATCAGGATCTGCACCCCGATGCGCAGCCGGTAATCCCCGTCCGACAACCCGGACCGTTCGACGCCAACGATCTCGCCGTACCCGTCCAGCTGCACGCCCTCCGCTGAGACCAAGGTGCGCTTGGTGAAGAGTTCTTCGAAGACGTCCTCGACGCCCATGCCGATCTTGTCGAAGCTCAAGCCTTCCTCCCGTTGAACTGGTCGACCATGATCCCAAGGAAGTCCTCGTGACCGTCCTTCTGGAACTGCGTCAGGAGCCGCGCTTGTGACTCTGACACGTGCGCAAACTTCCGCGGCAGGAACGGCACGGACTCGGGGAGCGACGTCAAAAACTCAGACGTCTCGACGGCAACGTTGGCGAACACGAGATCCTCGGCCGTCACCTCCAGCGTGTAGGATGTCCCTTCGTCAAGCGGCGTGTCTCGCACGATGTCGACGCGGCGCCCGTCCGTGATCGCGGTGTGGGTCCCCGTCCAGCCAGACTGAATCGTGCCACCGAGGACCGCGAACTCCGCCAACTCCAGGATCTCAACGTCAACGGACGTGCTGTCGACACCTGATATGTCCGTGATGTCCACGAGCAGCTCGAGCCCGACAGCGGGAACCTCGGACCCGTTGGCCGGCTTCTGGATGTCGACGGTGGGCGCCGTCTCGTCATCCGTACCAAAGGAGAAGCCGGTCAGCGGAAACGGCCCCGTCTGCGCGATGTCGTCGATGTCCTGCGGGAACGTGATCGTAACGGTTATACCCTCGGGCATGTCCGAGATGGGGCGCATCCGAATCACTAACTGATCGGTCCCGACTCCGCCTATCGAAGCGTCGAAGCCGTCAAACGCTGCCTGAATCACACCTGCAACGATCGCATTCTGCACGGGGTCGCTCCCGTACTGGATGTCAACGTAGAGCGTCGCATCGTCGATGACCTCAGTCCCGACGGAGTGCGTGATCGTCATGTCGATCGGCCGGTCGACGGCGACGGACCCGGCCCCGTTTGATGGGTCTGTCCCTGTGACTGTGATCGGCATGCTACACCGCCACCGCTGCAACGACGATATCCGACGTGTCCCAAGTCGAGACGCCGTCCGGGTCGATCACGATGTCCGCCGAACCGACCGCCGGGCCCGGAGTTCCGATCTCGATCCGCGTGACGTTGACCACACCGGCGACTGCGAAGATCGCGCAGTACAGGGCGCTGATGAAGACGTCCGTTCCGATGCCCAGCGCATCCCCGAACAGGACGATGGCCGCCTTCACCTGGTCGTCGCCGTCCACGGCGTAGGACGAGTCGGTCTCTACGTCGACCTCGACCGCGATCGGCACAGGAACCGGCCGAGAGAAGAAGACGGTTTGCGCGTCCCCGTTGTCGTCGACGACCCCGACGGACACGGACCCGAAGAGCTCAATCCCCGCGCCCCCGATGTCCCACAGCAGATCGGCGATGTCCTGGTCCGTCCCTCCCTGGACCACGGCTTCCACCGAGTGACCCGGGCGGCCGAACGAGTCGACCTCGTCGTTACGATTCTGAAACACGAAGACGGCAGTCACGCCAGCAACGTCGTTAAGCAAGCGCGCTCGGATGGCGCCAGGTGTTCCGGACCCGACGATCTGTAGGGACTGCGAGCGGCGGACGCGGAGGTCAGGATCCGTTTCGAGGTCGCGGCCGAGCTCCGCGTCGTTGCGGTTCATGCCGGCGAATCGCTCAAGCGGAAACCCGCACTTGGTCGCGACATCGCCGCCCACGACCTTGATAGCTGACCCGGGCCCGTCCGTGTCGCTCTCGTAGTGTATGAACCCGTCCGAGCGGACGAACATCGACAGGCCTGTGGTGTTCGCGAGAATGACCGCCACAACCTCGGCGGCCGTCGCAAGGTCGATGTCGACAAAGTCGCCGGTGGTGACCACGACGGTCTGAAGGGTGCCGTCGTCGGCCTCGATCTGGAACTCGTCCAGGTCGTCGAGGTCGAACGTACCCAGGGTGCTGTTGACCCCCGCAGCCTTCGCCACCCACCCGACGACCGGTGTCTTGATTGTGTCCAGCGAACCCGCGTTCGCGACAACAGGCCCGGTGTCCGATGACTGCGCCTCGACTGCGATCAGCCGTTGCTCGCCGGCCGCGTTCACCGCGTCAGCCAGCGTCTCGAACTGCGCGCCCGCGTCGCCGATGCTGACGATACTGCCGGTCAGGGCGGTAACGCCGCTGTCCAAGTTGAGGAGCAGGGGCACGAGGGACGGCAGCGGAGTCAGGCGCCGCACCCCGACGAGGTCGCACACGTTGTCGAGTGCTTCATCGACAGCCGAACTCGGATACTGCGAGCGGTAGACCGCGGCCGCAACCTCCCATAGCTCCGCAGCCACGGCGCTGATGATGCCGGTGTAGTTCCCCGCCACTGAGTCGGCCGACGTGTCGAAGGCGTCCCCGAACCGGGCGCGCAAGCGCACCACCAGCTCGTCGAAAATGTCCTGCTGAGTCTTGAGCACAAACCCGGTCGATGTGACGCCGAAGGCCATGTCAGTCTCCTACCACGAATCGCACGTCGAAGTTGATTGGCTCGTCAAGTCCAGCGTGCACGCAGGACCCGAAGACGCGCAGGTTGCGGGTGGGTCGGTCGAACTCCAGATCCAGAGAGATCACGGACTCAACGCCGGGGGTCTCCGCCAGTGCCTCCCGATAGAGAGACGCGATCAGGGGCAGCGGCGTCCCCTTGCGCAGGATCACGCCTATGTAATCCAGGCCGGTATCGAGGTCGAGGAACCACTCGCCCTTGAAGAAGCGCAGCCGAATCACGATCTTCTGGGCGGTGGCCAGGACGCCGGTCACGAGCGTCAACCCGCCGTCGGTGTCCAGCTCGCCCTCGTCTGTCAGCAGAAAGTCAGTCACTCTTCACCACCTTTGAGCCGACAGGGTTGCCCGGGGTGCCCGGAGCAGGGATGGCGAACACGCTCGCTGGAGGACCTGCGTGTGCCGCAAATGAGTTGTAGACCCCGGCGTTAGCCCCCACCGTCGCCAGCAGCGCGTCGATCTGCGCCTGAAGGTTCGCGATCTCCGTGTCCACCTTGCCCGCCAGGGCCAGCGCGTCCGCCGGATCCTTGCTGCCCAGGCAGATCAAGCCGTCGGGCGTCAGGTGGATCTGAACGCCGCCGTCCTTGCCCCATACCGCATTTTTTGCGTGGACGTCTTTGAACGCTCGAGCGTACGCCTGGCCGCCCGGCAGAAACACCGCGTCGCTGATGTTGTGGTGCCGCCTGAAGAAGGCGTCCACCTCGGACCCGTCGCCGCCCAGCCACCTATCGATCGCTCGGTCGCAGACCAGCGCGATCCCCTCGTCACCCTTGGCCGCAGGGAACGAGGAGAAGAAACCACCCCCGCTCCAGATGCAGATGGGGACATCCGTCACAACGGGCACCGACTGAGGCGCCTCACCCTGTAGTGGTTGCTCCGTGATGAGCGGCTTCACGTCGACGCTGTTGTCGTCCACGTTGACGGCCTCGACACGGCACGGGACAGCAACGCGCAGCTTGAAGGTTCCGCGGTCGACGGCGTCCTTGATGATCCTGGCCCATGTGGGGTTCGCTCCGGCGGTCATAGTTGCTTGACCTCCAGATCCGCGAACCAGTCGTCCTGGTCGGTCGAGCCGCTGTACTGCCCTTTTTCAATTCGGAAGAAGGCGTTGACGTCCCTGGACTCGACCTTCACCTTGCGGCCCGGCAGCAACCCGCGGCGCAGCAGCGAGCGAAGTTCGATGCGCCGCTTCTCAGCCCGGACCGGCGAACCGATGAGCCCGGTGGACGGAGACAGCAGCGCAGCAACCTCGTTCGAACTCGTCTCATCGTCGCCCAGCAGCTGGATCGCGCCGTCCTGGATAGACGTCCGGTAGCCCAGCGAGTCAGCGATCTCTTCGAGATTGTCGTAGGCCGAACCGGAGAGCACACGGCCCGCCAGGAACTCCTCGACGTTGTCTGCGATCCCCTTGATCCCGCCTTCCTTGCCCTTCAGGATCACGTTCCCAATGTCTGCCCCGACCTCTTTCGCGGCGGCCGTCAGCACGTCCTTGATCTTAGCCCCCTTACGGAAGGACAGCGCCACCCGGGAGCGGCGGATCGCGTTGGCTCCGTCGCCTGATTCGATCGTGGTCACCCAATCGCCGCCGTCGCGAACGTGCTGGACGTTCGTCATGTCACCCACGAAGAGCGTTTCCAACCGGTTACCGTACCCGGCGCGGAGGGATGTAGGCACGTCCTCGTCCGTCGACAGCCCGTCGCGCTTCCGCTTCGGGAGATTGAAGACAGTGATTGTCGCCGTGTTGTGCTCGCGAGACAGGGACCGCTCAACCTCGAACGCCATATCGTGCTCGCGGATCAGGGTGCCGCCCAGGTTGAGCTCATAGCTTCGGCCAATGAGTTCCGTCACGACGACAACCCCGCAAGCTCATCGGCGTCCAGGTAGACGATCGCGTGCGAGTCCCCAAGGTCCGTCTCGGCGGGCTCCCTCTTCGGGCTGGACACCTGCGTGATCACCATCTCACCAAGGGGGCGAGACGATTCGGCCAGGAGGCTGAACAGCGGGAACCCTGTCACGACGGCCAGCCCCGAGCGGATGGCGTTGCCGTCGGAGTCCAGGAGGTCCACAAACCACTGCTGCGCGCGCTCGCTCCAGACCCATACCAGCTGGAACACGACGCCGTCGAGGGTCACCGAATACTGGTACCGCTGGAACTCCGTCTCAATCGCCAGCTCGAGCGCCGCCATCAGCCGATCCCCGTAACGTACGACAGGACAGATTGCCCCGCCGCGTCCGCGTTGTCTGCGCTCGCCTCGGTCGACTCCTGTCTTCCTGCCTTCTCGCCGGGCTTGGCGCGTTTCACCTCGGTCACGGGCGCGGCGACGTCCTGAGAATCAGCGCGGCGCAGCTCAACGAACGTGATCTCGAAGTCCATCGCGTCGCCGGTGGTGCCGTCTTCGGTGTTCGAGATGGATTCGATCACCATCTGCGTGTAGATGCGCTTCGGGGTCTCTACGGCAACCACGGTTCCGAGCTTCTCCAGGATCCGCTGATATGCCTCTTCGGCACGGTCGGCCGGCTGCTGTGCCTTCTGGTCTGCCGTGAGAAGGGCTGAGTTGCTCACGACGCTGCGCAACGTGTATGTCGCGGGGTCGCGGCGGATGTGGTCCGTCACGTCTGCGCCGGTCTCGACCTTGTGCCGGGTAACCGTGTTCGTGTCGGTCATGGTCCGCTGGAGATCGGCGTCAAAGTCGATGAAGTCGAACGAGAGCACACCGCCGAATATGACGCGGGTGGGCATTACTGGGCCGGCTCCAGGCTCAGCTGTTGAGCCGTGCGTCGCAGGTTGCGATCTGAGGTCCGCGCGTTGCGCCGGACAGCCCCACCGATGGCGCCAGCCTCGCCGCTCGGGGCGTTGATCGTTGTGTTGTTCGTCTGGTTGACGACGGTGGATGTGGTCCGGGCTCCCGCCGACGCCACGCCACCGGCCGCAGCCGAACCACGGAAAGCCCTTGGCAGGTTGCGGGTAATAGTTCCTCCGCCGCCAATGATGTTACCCAGTGGCCCGACCCTCCTGGAAAAGCTCTCAACCTGAAACATGGCTTCGTTCAGGCTCTTGAGCGCGGCGTCGACCGCTGCGTTCACGGCATCCCATGCTGCCACCGCGTCCTTGGCTACGGTCACGAACCACGGGTCATCGCCGCTGACCGGCTCCCGCAACGACTCAATGAAGGCGTCCCACTGCGTAATCAGGCTACCGATCACGGACCGGCCGCCCTTGCCCATCTCTTCGAGGTCGTCGATCACTGCCGCGATCAGCCCGATGACCACGGCGATCACGATCGGCCAGATCCCGAAGGCGGCAACCAGAAGCCCCACGACGACAAGCAAGGCGATGAACGCGGCGCGCATGGGACCGATGCTTTTGACGATGAACGCCGACGCACGGGCGAAGGCGGTCGCCAGGTTGCCGACGAACCTGCCGAGGCGGCGCATGAAGGGCAGAAGCTGCGACCGGATGGCGGGCCCGTTCGCCTTCGTCCACTCGATCAGCGCCTTGCGTGCGCTGTTGAAGGCCGGGAGCAGCCCCTTTGCGATCGTGTTTTTGATGCCCTGAAGGGCGGTATCCAGGCGCAGCTGGTCGTCAATGAACTGGACCGAGGCGTCAACGACATCTGTCCCAAGCACACCGCCCAGGGACCGGAACTCTTTGCGCTGCTCTCGGATGGCTCCCGCGCCGTTTTTCAGGACGTTGATCATGTTCGCGCCACTGCGGCCGAACAGATCCGACGCGATACGAACGCGGGCGGTCGGGTCCTCGATCCCCTTGATCCCGTCGGCCACTTCCTCGAAGAGCTGCGGCGCCGTCTTCAGTTTCCCCTGGGCGTCGCGGATGTCGATCCCGAGAGAGTCGAACCCACGCGAAGACTCGCCGAGCCCGATCGCCGCTTCGCCTGCGCGCTTGGATAGCTCTTTGAGGCTCTTCGAGAACTGGCCGGCGGAAACGCCGCCGAGCCCAGCGACGAACCCCAGCTCTTGGAACTCGTCGCGGGCAATGCCGAACTGGCCCGCGGTCTTGTCGATGGTGTCGCCGAGCTTCGCGACCTGGACCGTGATGGCTGCGAGCTGCTGGCCCGCCTTGATCCCGGCGAAAGCGATGGCGAGCGCGCCGGCTGCGCCGCGGAGATCCTGAAGTGAGCCCAGGACGTTGCGGAAGCCCGCGCCGTCAGTCTTGATCCCGAGAGAGACGAGAAACTCTTTTATGACCATGCCCGTCTACCTCCCGCGTTCCTTCTCCGCCCTCTCCTGCGCGTCCGCAATCTCGTCCAGGACCTCGTTAGCGTCGAGCGCATCCCCCAGATCCCAGTGCGTATCGAGCTCCTGAAGCGTTGCTTTTCCCTCCGCCCAGATCCGCCACATCAGCCAGGGCTTGTCGTCGTGGTCTCGTTCGTCGCCCCGGCCTCGTCCCCCGCCTCTTCGGCGTTCCGTGCGGCGAGACCCGCGAGCAAAGGGCTGTATTGCGACTTCAGGGCCCAGACGAACCACAGAAGCATCCCCATGTCTCGCGCGAAGAAATGATGCTCGAACATCGGTGCAAGCTCGGTCCATTGCCCCGCGCCCTGCTTTGCCTCGCACACCTCCGCCATGTCCATCATCGTGGCCCACAGCGTTTCCGGGTCCAGATTCTGGGCGACCGTCCCGAAGAAGTCAGCACCAGCCTGCGCGATTTGCTCGGCCGCGTCGCTCGCCGAGTCCACGCCGGGGGCGAGCACCTTCATGATCCGCGTCAGCACCCACATCGACTTGCGGACGCTCAAGTGCTTCATCCGATAGGACCAGCCGTCGATCTCGGTCTGATAGCTTTCGAGCTGGCTCACGTCAGGATGCCGCCGTAGTTTTCAGCCAGCGTCTCCATCCGGATCGGCCACACGCGGGTGCCTGCCTCGCGGGCATAGCTGGCAGGCGCCGGCTTCTGGACCCACGCCAGACCGGCCAGGACCGTAGCCCCGTTCAGGTCGAGCGCTTCGAATGCGACCGGAAGCCCGGTGGCGAGCCCAGTCTGCCGCACAGCGTTGAGCTGGTCGTTCGCAAGCGAACTCTGCTCGGTGGTGAGCGTCGCGGTTGCCCGGGGGTCGTTCATCCTGCTGCGGGTCACGGAACCATCTGTGCCGGCCCGGTCAGAATAATCGTCGGACTCTTTCTCGAACTCGAAGAAGTCGCCATCAGCGAACCCCTCGATCGGCTGGCCACCGAAAGAGATCTTGAGGTCTCGCGCGTTGTAGGTCGAAGTCATGGTCTGGCCTCCGGTCGCTGGCTTACAGCGAAAGCGTGACGGTGATCGGGATCACCTTGTGAATGGCGCCCGCGAGCTTCGCCTGAAGGACGATGTCCGGGAGGATGCGATTCGCCTTGTCGTTGTCGGACACGTCGGACGCACGCGGGAACGTGAGGATGAACGGGTCCAGAATGTCGTTGTCCTCGTCGTACGGGTCGGGGGACAGGTAGCCCTGCGTGATGCCCTCGTTCGCCTGGGCGCGAACCTCTGCCACGACGAGCCCGATCCCTGCATCGGTGTATGGGATTTTCTGCAGCGTCGCAATCAGGGCAAAGACGCGCTCCTGAAGTCTGGCCTTCAGCCAGTGCGAGCCGCGGATCGTGTCGATGAACTGGCCGGACGCCATCGTGCCTTCGCGAAGGAACCCGACGCCGCCCAGGCGGTCGTAGTGGTTGACCTTCTTGGCGTCCATGTTCGCGATCTCGGTCGTGCTCCACGAACTGGTCGTGATGCCGGACAGCCGCTTTCCGTTGACCGTGGCGCTCCCCGGGTCGGTCGGGAGGATGCGTCCGAGCACTCCGGCGCCCATGTAGGCGCCTTCTTCTCGGTGCGCCCACAGAGAGGAGTTCGCGTAGGAGTTGGAGAAGAGGACGTCTCCGATGTCCACCGAAGGCGGCACCGTGTCCGGGGCATCCTGGACGCTGCCGTCCGCGCTCTGGGACACGAAGATCTTATCCAGCGTGCTGACCCATCCGGCCGCGGCTTCGATCTCGTCGGGACTCTCCGATGTGAGCGTGAGCCCGTACCAGTCGTCGTCGGCAGCCAGCACCGCGGCCAGGTCCGTCGCGATGCCCGGGTCCGCCGTGGTGTTGAGCTGCGACATGGTCGCTTCCGGCTCGTTGTCGGTGAAGATCAGCAGCGTGTACAGGTCGCCGGCGACGTCGGCCGTCAGCGTGAACGTCCCATCAGCCGCGCTGTCGTCGGAGGTGACAGGCTCCGAACCCGCGTTGATTGCCGCGTCGAGTCCTGCCGCGATGTCGATCGGGTCCGCGGTCACAGCCGTGAACGAGAAAGCCTCGCCGTTGATCTCGACCGTGTAGGTTACGCCGATGAATCCAGCGTCCACCGTAATCAGGTGCGACATGGTCGGGACCAGCGCGAACCGGCCGACCTTATACTGAACAACGTTCGGGGCCTGCGCCAGAAGCGACTGAGCCGCGCGCACGTGCGGGCTGTCGGCCGCGAACCCGTCCGACTGCATGTCCGCGATCCCAGTCGCCGCCGTGTAGGTCTTCACCCTCTCCGCGATGGCGTCGGTGTACCCCGCGATCATGGCCGTGCCGAAGCCGGCCTTTTCGAGGGGACTGGTCTGCAGGTTGATGTTGACGACTACGACGCTATCCAAGCTCATGGCGTTACCTCTGTCTCGTAGGTTTTGGAGATGTCGATCCCGCTCACATCACCCGTGACGGCGATCTGTTCCACGTAGCCAGTGCGGCGCCCGGAGACGGACGTAACGCGCACGATGAAGTCCTGCACGGCGCTGTGGATGTAGGCGTCGTTTGCGACGTCAGGAACGGCGATGGCCGCCCCGTCTGGGTTCAGGACCACGCTCCGATCGGGAATGGCCGTGCGCAGCGCGTCGTTGACGCTTTCGTGCTCAAGCGCCGTAGCAAGGTCGCTGACCGCCTGCAGTGGCGTCGTGATGTCGTTCGGGGCCCCGTGGAAGGTGACCGACAGCCCACGCTCGCGCGGCCCGATCTTCTCTTCGAGGAGCTCTTCCCCGAGCGCCTGGCCGTCGTCGAACGTGCGCTTGGTGCTGTCCGTGAAAGACGTTCGGATATCCCCGGTCAGCCACGCAAGGCGGACGTACGGGTAGGCGTCGCGGGTGACCTTCTGGCCCGTCCACAGAATGGGCGGAGCTCCGCCGGGGAGGCTCGCAAGCTCGGTCTCTACGAAGTCGTAGAGCGCGTCCTTCACTGCGTTCCAGTCGACACTCATGGTTGCACCTGGACCCGGACCGCAAGCGCATGCCAGTAGCCGCCCTGGTCGCTGTAGTCGTCGATGCGGAGCGCCTCGTAGGTGACGCCGTTGGCACGGGTGAGCCTGTCGGGGAGCCGGCCGCCCGGGTCATCTGCCCCGATGAGCTCCGCCCGCGAATGAAAGCTCCGGATGTCATTGTGCCGGATCCCGTCGGGGAGCCGCTGGACCTGGTCGCCTGGCGCAGGGTAGCTGCTCATCACGATACCTGGCGTCAACGTCTCCGGGCCCGCGGTGACGATGCCCTTGACGGACGTGGGCACGGACTGCCGGCGCAGTGTGACGGGCTCGGGGAACGCGTCGATGGCGCACGACACACTCACGTGTTCACTACCTTGCTGGCGATGGACTGGCGCAGATCTCCGGTGGCGACAAGTGGCGTCGTGGACTCTTTCCCGAAGCGTCGCTTTTTCGCCTTCAGGGTCGAGTCTTCGAGTCGTGGCTTGATCCCGTCGGAGATCTTCTTTTGGACGTCACCGACAACCTGGAGTCCCATCGCGTCGAGTGTCTTTCGAATCCCTGCCGGGTCGCCGCCGAACCGCTTGATGAAGTGCTCGAACATGCGCGCGTACTTTCGGCGATTCTCGATGATGGTCGCGCGGAGAAAGGACCGCGACGGGATGCTGCCGTCTCGGCGCCCGAATTCGTGAACGGCGGCCAGCAGGACGTTGTCAATCCCCTCGTCGTCCTCACGCTGCGCGCCGTCGCCAAACACTCCGATGTGCACCGCAGCGCTCTTGGGCTTCTGAAAGCCCTTCAGGAGCTTGTCCAGCCCGAAGTCTGTTTCGGTCACGGGCATCAGCAGATCCTCGCCCCGAAGATCAGACGGCGCTTCGACATGAACTGGCGCCCGTACTTCGACAGCGACAGCCAGTAGTCACCCTCGTCGGTGCCGGACGCGTACGCCTTCGACTGCGGCCCCACCTTCTCAGACGTGATGTTTCCGCGCCCGTCCTGCTCGTCGCGGGTCCAGTCCCAGACGGTGTGCGCGGCGTACAGCAGCACCGCCTCTTTGTATTTCTTCCCCCACGCGGACTCACTGATCCAGCACGAGGCGTCGTCGAGCGCCGGCTGGACCACGTCCAGGACGTCGACCGCGTCGAACTCCGGGAACTTGTCCTGAAAGCACTGGATCAAGGTAGCCGCGGACGTCGTGAACCCGAACGGGAACGAGGTGAAGTTCCCGGACTGGGGGCCGGTGGTCCAATTCAGATTGTACGTGGTCGTGGTCACGGGACGAGGTCCCCCGCGTCGAGCTCGCCGCTGTAGTCGGTCTCGTAGTCGAGGCGCGCGTCCCGCTGGATGACGTACCGGAACCCGTCGGTGATGACCGTGATCGATACCTCGGTCCAGCCGGCCTGCACCACACCCGCCAGGACAGCGTCCTCATACGTGTTGTCGGTCACCCGCTTCAGGCGGGCGTTGATGCTGGATTGGTCCA